ACATGGACAAAGCGGTTATTTGTGTCAACATTTGTACCTTCAGCCCAAGGGGTTGGTTCATATACAAACATTAACCGGCCTCTATGAAATTGCGAACATACTATCTGAAATCTGACTCTTAACGAACCAGTCCAGTATTCAAAAGGTTCAGCGATGAACCCAACTGGAGTTTTAGTATGTGCGGCATTTCCACCATCCGCACCAACTACTGGTGTAAAGAAACTAGGAGAGGTGTGTGGATGTAACATCAGGCTGTAAATACGGCCCTCTGCTTGAGTAGTGCTGAGATTCCAATTAAATGTATCAATCCAAGCCTCCTTTTTTAGTAAATAAGCAAATGACATTTCGTCATCTGCAGGTAAACCAAGAGTAGCTGGATCAATTGTCAATTCCTGTTTAGGATCTAAAGACAATTTCATCAATGGGTCTGCACCAGTGGTGTTAGCCAAATTACCCATCGGCTGTGGACGTACAAACAACGTGTCAGTCAAAATGGGTGGCCGAGAATAACCAAAAATCTTTGCAACACCTGCAACAGCAGATGCAGCAATATTGGTAGCTTTTGCAAAAGCACCAATGTATGGTATCTCGGTGAAATAATTGGCATAACTAGCTAGCGTGCTAGCTGGAGCCGAAATTAAACCATTACTGTCATATTCGTCTGCACCAGACTTGGCTGTAAATTTAGGTTTATTTTTCGATTTGCGCATCTTAACCCCTGACTGGGGTGTAACAGTGCCTTGAGATAGACCCGCTAGTTTAGCATTGGACATCCAAGCAAACATAGTTATTTCAACAGGGTCTGTGGCACCATTCGCATGTGCAAGCGAATTAAGCTCCCAGATCTCTATCACTCCCATACGTCTAAATGTAAAGGGTTCCATGAGATCTATATTATTACCGGCCGCAAAAAACGGCCAGGTAATATGTTGGGGTTGGTTAGTAGACGGATCAATAAACACGTGAGGACGCTGTGAATACAAACTTTGCATACATGGCATTGTCCTATCCGTGTTAGCTTGGTCATGAAAATTAGGTGAAACTAATTGCACTTTTGGACCAATATTTAACGGATTGTTATCATATATTGAAGGTCTGACCCCAAAGAACATACGACCATAATGGAATGGTGAACCATTAACCATGATCTTAATGTTCAAATTGCCCTGTAATAACTTGAAAGTTTCAAGCTTATTTAAAACACGAGGATTACTTAAAAATAAAACCCACGGGTTAATCTCATTGACATAAGCTGGCGATTCACCAACTTGCCAAGTTTTAGAGAAAATCTCGACAGGACGTTCGAGAAAATGCTCTAAACCATCTTCATCACCGACTTTGGACATTCCAAAGGTCGGATCTGAGATTTGATCGCCGATTACCAAACTATATTGTTGAACGGCATCACTAAATTCAAGATTCATTTCTGTTTCATTACATGTGTCTTCAACTTTGACGTTGGCAACCTTCTCAGAACCAGATTGAACCTGAATTACTTCATCTTCTATTTTGAGTCTCCTTTCCTCTAGTTCACGTTTGATTAAATGATCTACATAAACTCGAGCATCCCTTGACTCAGGGTTATGATAATAACAATGTCTGCAAACGCAGATTTTGTCACCAACACAACAGTTGGATGTTATTTGGGAGGGTTTGGTTTTAAGTTTTGGCTTAATACTAAACATGATAAATATATTGTACAAATGGTCTATATGACATGCGGCAATACCGCTAAAGTGCATTCAGCTAGTTTTTAGACATTTCGGTCTCTGTAGTTTTAGAACTTCTCGGTTCATCGAACAGTGCTAAGTACTGTTCATCATATTTGAGAAGCTTGCCATCATTTAAATATGGTCGCAACTCATATTTATCAACGAGCGAATTTAAGAATTCAAATTCTTTATCACATCGTTCTTTCCCATACTGGAAATACTCCCTATTAGCAGCACTGATAACTTCAGCGCACTGATGATCGAAAGTAATATTCCCGTTGTACGTTACAACAGTGAGCATCTTAATAATAGATTCCTCTGCCAACGGACAACCTACTGTCCCCTTCCCGTGAAGACCAATTATGAATTTCCTCTTCAGGAAATCCAATTGACTCACTTCTATAAAAGGGACAATTTCTGACTCTTTGTCAGCTGTGGTGTAAATAATTCCATATTTAGCTAATGCATTGGAAATATTCACGTGATTCAACCATTCGTATCTACACGACATGCAGTTATCATCACCATACGTAAGTATTGAGCAATAATCTAAGAAATTAGAATAATCAATGCGCTCGACACCACGTTCTTC